GTGGATGATGTCAGCCGCGTCGAAGCGCTCATGGGTGGAGAGGCTGGCGCCGGCGACCACGCCGCCATAGACATCGCCCGGGTTCTTGATGCGCAGCCAGTAGGCCAGCGGGCGGTTGTAGCGGTTGACCTCGATGCCCATGCGGATGGCGTTCACGCCAGGCGCCTCGGGGCGCTGGAGCTGCGTGTCCAGCCGGTTCACGTCCAGGAGCTGCAGGGCCAGGCCGAAGGGGTTGCCAGCCTCCGCGCCGCGCACCAGGTGGATAAGGCATTCGCCGTCACGGGCGACGGCCTTGATGTTGATCTGCAGCAGGTCGTTCAGGCGGTTTCGGCCTGCCACGTCGCAGACCTTGGACCAGCGCTGCCAGGCGGCCTCGATGGCGTCATTGCCCAGCTGGTCGGGCTGGCCTGGGCTGTTGTACACGCGGGCCTGGAAGCGAAAGCCGGCCGGGCCCACGACGTTGGTGCAGACCATGCTGAGCCAGCGTTTGACGTACTCATCGTTTTGCGCGAGCTGGCGTGATCGGGCGCGCAGTTTGTCCAGGCTGCGGAAAATGTCGGCGTTGGCGCTGGAGTTGTGCACCGACCAGCCGTGCGTCAGCCTGTTGACTTGGGCGGCGGCGTAGTTGCGCTGCTGCACCTGGCGCGGCGCTGGCTTGGCGACCAGGGCGCGCATGATGCGCGACACGATGCCCGGGCGCTGGGTGGTTGGCATCATCGGGCGGTGAACCTTGTGAATAGCAGGTTTTTGGGCGCCAGGCCGGCCTTGAGGCGGGCGACGTTGTCTTCGCGGGCGACTTCGGCCCTGAGCTTGTCGCGCCATGCCATGAAACTGGACGGGTCGGCAAAGCGCTGGCGGCGGTCGCCAATCTGGTACTCCTGCAGGTAGGCTTTGGCGCCGTAGGTGGCCAGGGCAAGATCGGCAGCGTCCAGGGCCTTGCGGGCAGCGCTGCGGGTGTCGAGCAGGGTGGCGGCGGCCAGGTTCTGCAGGATGGTGATGCGGCCCTGGTTGATGGTGTAGCGCTCCGCGCCCTTGGTAACTGTCGACTGCCAGGTATACGTGCCTGGAGCCCAGGCGGCGGTGGTGCTGGCTGCGACGCTGACGGAGTGCTCTGCGCCGCTGGCGGTGGCGGTGATGGTGATCTTGCTGGTGGCGTTGATCAGCGTGTAGGCCAGGACCCAGGAGTCATTGGCAGGGTAGTCGCCGAGAGACTTTTTCCACGCCGCAGTGTCACCGGCGGTGATGGACTGCGGCTCGATGGTGGGGATGGCTACGGTCATGGTGGCAAGGGTGCACCAGGCGGCGCCAAAAGTTCAGGGGGAAAAATGGCACCGCTACCGGTTGACGATCTGCAGGTAGACGGTGCGTTCGTCGGTTCGCCCGCCTGCGGTGGTGATCCGGCAGGACACTGGCGCTTTTGATCCCACCTGGCCGCCGGAAATAAAGGCGGTTGCCACGGTGGTCGTGTTGCTCTGGCTGTCCTTGGTCAGGCCGGTGCCGAGCGTCCAGGTCGGGGTGCCGGTGATCGTGTCGCTGATGGCGGACAGCCAGGCAGACCAGTCGAAAGCGTAGTCCAGCACGGCCTGGGGGTCTTTGTCGATCGTGAGCAGGCCATCGGTGTCGGTGTAATAGGTGTCTGCCATTTCTGCCTCTATACGGTGTGGGCGCGGTTTTGGCGCGGGACGGTGAGCACGCGGCGTTCGCGGGGGATTGCGGCCATGCGGTTTTGTAGAGTTACCAGGTGCGTGCGCTGGTTGGGCACGAATTCGCCTGCAGGCGGATAGAGTACCGCGCAGCTTGCAACGCCAGCCGCGGCTGCAATTGCGGCCCGGGCCGTGGCGCTGGCCCCCATCGTCTGCGCCGACGATGCGCCAGCTGCCGCGATCGCCACCGATGCGGCCACGGCACTGGCGGCGAACGTGGCGGCGGTGGTGGCCCCGGCTGCGGGCGTCATGGACCCGGAGACGATGGTCGACGACCCGCTGGCCATCGTCGATGCCGCAGCCGCGCCTGCCGCCGGGGTAATGGAGGCCGACGCCGTTGATGCTGCGCCGAGAGTGCTGGCTGCCGTCGAGCCAGCGGCTGGGGTGATTGCAGCAGAGGCCGTCGCCGATGCGGCAAGCGTGCTGGCCGTCGTAGAGCCAGCCGCCGGAGTGATCGCCGATGCGCCTGCGGTCAGGCCTGTGCCGACCATGGTGCTGGCCGTTGTCGACCCGGCGGCGGCGGTGATGGATGCCGCTGCCGTTGCCGCCGCAGTCAACGTGCTGGCCGTGGCAGCACCAGCGGCTGGGGTGATCGCCGCCGCAGTGGCAGACCCCGACGCCATGGTTGAGGTGGTGGCGACACCAGCGGCGGCGGTGATCGTGGCGGCAGCCGTCGAGGCTGCGGCGAGAGTGTTGGTCGTGGCCGCGCCAGTGGCCTCGGTGATTGCAGCAGCGGCGGTAGCCGATCCGGCCAGGGTGCCTGCAGTCGAGGTGCCCGCTGCCGGGGTGATTACGCTTCCAGCCGCATCTGTCGTGACATCACCGACAACAACATTGCTGTATGTATCTGCAACGCTATCCCAGACCACCCACGCCAGGGTGTACGCAGTGCTGGCTGTCAGCCCGGTGATCGCCGTCGCTTCGTCAATCGTCCGCGTGCCCGTGCTGCTGTCGGTGACAGGCTCGCTGCCGCTGTAGCTCGCGGGCGATGAGTTGGAGAGGTTGCCAGCCTTAATCTGCGCGCCCGTTGGCACACCCGGCCAACTCGCGGCGGCGTGCGCGATCCAGTATGCCTGGTATTGCGCGGAGGACTGCAGGTTGAGCTGCAGTAGCGTCAGCAGCATGGCTTACAGCGTTTCTAGCGCGGCAAGGGTGTTCTGCGTTTCCGCGATTTCCGCGTCGATGATGGACACCCGGTCCAAGTCGCCCAGGTCGGCGGCACTGGTGCGAAGCTGGCTCAGATTGACCAGCCGGCGTTTGAGCATCTCGATGATTTGAGCGATAGTCATGTCACACCACCTGTGCTCGCAGCAGCACGGTGCTGGTGTTCAGCACCATGTACACGTAATCGATTTCTGTCGCGCCGTCGGTGTACACGACATCAAACGCCGTATCCCCAGCGATGGCCGCGCCCTGCGTGTACGTTATGGTTGACCAGCCATCCTGCTCATTGGTCACCACGTTGTACCGGAACCACCTGCCGGTGGCATCCTTCTGCGAGTAGATCCAGTCTTTGCGGTAGACGTATTTGCTTCCCGCGCCGAAAACCTCTGTTGACGGTGCGTAGGTGAGTGCGCTGGCCCACGTATTGAGCGCGATGTCGTAGCGGTCGAGCACGGCACCAGCGGTTCCCCGAAAGCTGTAGATGAACCGCCCGTTGCGGATGTCCGACTCGTTCGTCCACGCGGCGTCCGTCGCCTCATGAACCCAGTGCGCAGACATTCCAACGCCGGGGGCGGCGGCACGGGCGGCGGTCGGGGACAAGGTTGTCCATGTGCCGCCGCTGATTGAATAGCGATACAGCGTGACGGCGTTGCTGCCGAGGTAGTAGATGAAGTCGTCGTTGCCCTCGATGTTGTACACGCTCGTAGCGTCGGGCTGCGTTGTCCACGCCGCCGAGGTCGTCAGCACGGTGCCGGTGTTGCTGCTGATGGTGCGGATCTGGCCTGCGCCCGTGCCTGACACGATGCGGACCTGATAGTTCGCCCACTGGTTCGTCGTCCAAGTCTTCGCTGAGTTGGTCAGCGTCGACGCGCCGCCCGCCGTGGCCGTGCCGGTGGCAAATGCCTTGTAATCAGAGCCGACCCAGGACGGCGTGGCGATGAGTTTGGAATCAGTGCCGATCACCGCCGCAGGGGCGATGCCGTCGGTTGCGCCCGTTTCGGCCGATGTCCAGGTATTGAGGGCAAAATCGTAGAAGCGGAACACCGCCGCAGTCGTGGTGCCCGCCGCCGTGATGGCGTTCAGCACGTACCACCTCGGCGTCAGCAGTCGGTAGGTGGTCGAGGCCGTGAACGCCGACGCCTGTACCGGGACGGTAATGACCGAGTTCGTGCCGACCGTATTCGACGAGATCGCCAGTGTCGCGCCAGCGTTCGGGCCGCCGGTGATGTGGATGCTGTAGCCGCGTAGGTCACGGGCCAGCGTCAAATTGGTCGTGATCGTCGAGGTCGTGCCCGCCGTCGCAGTACCCGAGGGGCCGACAGCGGTTGCCACTCCACATGCTCCGACGGCAAAAGTGCCAGCGAGCGCACCAGAGGGGATTTGCACCGCCGCATCTTCCATCGGGCTGTACAGATAGTGCACCGTCGCGCTTGCGACATACAGCTGCTGCTGCCGATAGTGGCGCGAGCTGGCGACAAACGCCCCGGCGACGGTTGCCGTCGGTACGGGAGTGCAGAACTCCCAGCGCTTGAGGTCGAGGATTTTGCGATTTCCGTTGGTTGTTGCCATATCAGGTCACCGAAATGTTACGGCGCAATGAGTCAGCGCCAAGCCGCATGAGCGACGGGATTTGCTCGGTAGCCGCGAGGCCGCCGATCTGGGTTTGATTGGTCAAGGTTGCCATCGTTGTGACGGTGCTGACAGTGCCG